GACGCATTGTCTCCGGGGAAATGTTATATTGCATCAGAAGGTGGGGATACATTGACGTAAGGTCAAACGAAACAACCCATTTGTGCCTACCAGTCTTAGGCTCCTTCACATAACCACCAACAAACTCCCTTTCATCAATCTTAGATTTCGCTGGAATCATAATATTCCTGTTATAAAGATAATTATAACATATCACTTCCCACATCTTGAGGGTTCCAAGTACATCCCTGAGATTACACTTTGCGGTGTATGCAATCATGAACACCAAGTCAAAGAGTCGGAGTTTATCGTCAAGTTTTTTGACCAGCTCTACATCCCGAATATTGTAGTCAATGAACTTCTCAAAATCCTTTTCATATAACTTGAACAGGGTTTCGTATTCCGAATAATCTAATTTCTTTTCACCAAGCTCCTCATGTGAGATATTATTAAGTGTATAGGATTCACGTTGATTGTATGTAAATTTCTTGTATAAAGACACATAATCTAGGGTAACAACCCCAAGAATGTCATATACTATTGACTCTCGACCAAATTGAATAATCTTTCGTTCATCAATATTCCCCCAAGGAGAGAGTTTATTGGCCCATTCCTCCCCAACAATCTTTCGAGTTCTATTAATAATATATGGAACATCAAAGAATTCAATATTCCACCCAGTGATAATGTCTGGAGTTATACAGCTCCACATATTCACAAACTTTTTCAGGAGGTCTTTTTCATCCTGACAAAGCATATATTTGACGTTTGGTTGTTTTGGTGTATAGGACTGGGTGCCAAAAACGTAATAAACATCATCATAGTAGATGGTGATTGCGTTTATCTCACCGTTCGCTGTCTCTGGATATGGAAATCCGCCCTCCGGTGGAAGCATTACCTCAATATCAAAATTGATAATGCGGATTAGGGATGTGTCATAATCAACACCGTCCTTCCACCCGGAAGCTATATATTTGTACTTATTTGGAAACTGATTGTAAATTCCAAGAAGTGAGTTATCTTTTGCAAAATTACCCGCTTCCCTAATAGACTTAAATGACCTTTTGGTCAGTGGTTTTGAACCAATCAGGGATTTGTGTTCAGAGAATTCTGATGAAACAAGATCAGCCGGAACAAAAAGGTCCGGTTCATAATTATATTTCTTGATGTATTGTTTTCCATCATCATATCCACGAATCAGGATTTTCCCGAATCGTTGGTCAACAAACGTATAAAAATCACTCATAGGGCCATTATATCATAAGAACACGGACAAGTCAATAGGAAATCACATTATAAGTTCTCTCGTGGGTGTCATGATTTTACCATACATTTGACAATAGGAATCAGCAAGAGTGTCTGTTGGTTTGACCCTCGTAACAATCCAATCGGTGGGAATTGTAATCTCTTCGTCAATGGTGTATGGAATCCACGGGCTTAACCCAAGTTGAATCACTCCTTCCTTATCACGACTCATTGGAAGAACTACAGCAGGATTATCAATCCTGATATTATCTCTATCTGGTCCGGATACAATATCACCTATAATGTCTTCACCAGAACGCAATCTCAAAATTTCAATACTCATCTCACTTACCTCCAAGGTTATATTTCGGAACCAACTCCCAATTTTCTTTGTCTTTAAAACTAATTATTTTAATCTGACTCATGGGAACCGTATTCCCAATCGGATCAATCAACTCAAGCAATCCCCATTCACTTAGTAATTTAGCAATAGTATTTCGTCTGTCAATATCATTTTCAGATATATCAGTTGGTTTACCATCAAGCTTAAATAACTCTTTGAAATGAACAAGGTAATATCTACTTTGTTTGTGTAGGATGTGGCAGGATTGGAATAATTTATTATCTCGTTTAGAGGCTATACCAATTCGAGTCAGTGTTTCCTTTATCTTCAAAAAATCATCAGATTCCTTAAATTTTATTTCTAGTAATGTCTCAATCATAGTTAAATACCTTTATTAATATTATTATCACAAGGACAACAATATTTATAATATCAGAGACTAACCCCTATACAGGGACTTTTGCATTTTCTCCAGTTGTTCTTCATCAACCAAATCCAAAACTTCTCTAGCTTTAATGGTTGAATAATTATAATACTCTTTAATTAAATCTAACTTCACGGAGTCAAGAGTATCTGGTCTCAACCACTTCGAAAATCGTTTCCTCTTTCTTAATGCATTTCTAAAATAATCATACTGAAGCTTTGAGTCAACATGACTATTAACATTCATTTCATTAACATATGCAATGGTATCGAGAAACGCCGAGAGACACTTATTAATAATGAATGGTTTATATTGAGTCTCCCGGTCCCACCGGTCCATCAAATCGGTTTTATCAAATGCAATTGAGTTGAGCCACTGGGTCAAGGTAATCTCATCAAGTTTTCCGGTGTCCTCAAACGGAACTTCCTTGTCCTTTTCCTCTTGTACCTCATTTAACCACTCATCTAAATTCACCCCAATCTCCCCGCACAAGCTGCCTGGAGTGCCTCAATCAGTTCATCAGATTCTTTGATTTCCTTTTCGAGTTCTACAATTTTTTCTTCTAATTCTTTTACTTTTTCTTCTAGGTTCATTTAAATTCACACCTCAACATTATTTCGGTTAATGCAGCAAGTAAGTTAATTTCAAAGTCAGCAACAAATGCAGATTTGTATTGATACTCTGCAATAATAATTACCGCCTCTGGAATTGTCGCTGGTTCTAAATGGTCATATAAAGAATCATATATCCTTCTATATATGACATCTGACTCATTGTTCAGGTTATTGACAACCCACTTTCTAACATTGGTAAATTCCTTTTTCTTGAGACATTCAATTAGGTCAGCGGTGTTTAAATCCACAACCCCCAGAATGCCCGAATCAATCCGACCACATGAAGAATACCTTTGAATTTCATTAAGGACTCTTCTGAAATCAGGAAAATACTTCATGATTATCTCTGCAACCACCGGTTCATGATACTCAATCCCCTCATCTCTCAAAATAGAACAAACACGCTCTAAGAATTTCCCTGCTATAAGAGGTTTAGTGGAAGCTGGAAGGGAGAAATCTATTACTGAACAACGAGAATGAATCGGTTTAATGATCTTGTTTTTGAAATTGCAAGTCAGGATAAACCGACAGTTTTTATGAAATTCTTCGAATACTCCCCGTAGGGATTTCTGGGAATCCATAGTAAGATTGTCAGCCTCATCGAGAATGACAACCTTTTTTGCACCACTAAGTAACGAAACGGTGGATGCAAATTGTTTTACTTTGGTACGAACAACATCAATCCCCCGGTCATCAGAGGCATTGATTAAAATATGATCACACTTCAGCTCTCGACAAAGTGCAATTGCAACGGTGGTTTTACCAACCCCGGCAGAACCACAGAATAATAAATTTGGAATTGAATTCTTATTGATAAAAGACTGGAAAACTTCCTTTGTCTTTAACTCTAAAATGCAATCCGCAAGTAACGCAGGCCGATACTTCTCAACAAACAACTCACTCATAATATAAAAACCTCAATTAATGTAATGTCACATTTTCATCACGAAACGTTTCTACCTTTGATATGTTGACTTCAAGGTTGTTCAACATCTTTTTCATTTCTTCAATTGGAACCCCGGAGCTTCGCATAATGGTATAAGCTTGATGAAAAACAGCAACCCAAGAGGTGGGAAATGAATCCCCATGCTCGAGTTCTAAAGCTTCATCATGATCATCTACAAAATCCGTTAAGTCATTTGCAGCCCAATCTTGCATGTATTGAAATAATGTTTCTTCATCCATAGTTCGATTCTGCTTCTAATGCGATCCAGTATTCGACCTTATCAGAAGTGAAATGTGCAGCACCACCAGAGGAAATAGATACCTCATAATTATCCGGAATCATTTTAAGGTTTTCAATCTTAAAATAGAATTCATATTCAACAGAAGTATCCATATCTTCAAGAGTGATCATGTGAGAATTGGATGTTGGATTGTTCTTATCAAAGACACCCAACTTGACCAAATCCCCATCACACTTCAAGATAATATCTGAAACTTGTAATACTGAACCAGCTTTAATGATTTTGTTTAGTATTTCCTTTGTCAGTGAAAAATTGACTTCACCATCAGGAAGGGTTACATCTTTATCCGCAACCGTAAGAATATCCTTTGATGCAAAGTAATACTTTGTTTGTACGTTTGTCCCAGAACCATTTGTAATGGTTACATGAGTATCTTCAAAGTCCAAATTTGGACTATCGTACAAAGACACCGTGGACAAAAATTCGGACAAATCGTATAATCCGAATTCTGGGAGGTCTTCATCAATATCAGCCTCAGCCAATATATTCTTCATGATGGAGATTGTTCTCAGGGTACTTCCTCCACTACAATAAAAATTGGAGTTAATGGTGGAGTAATTTTTTAAAATATCTAAAGTCTGTTCACTCAATTTCATTTCATAATCCTCATATATATCACAATAATTCTTTTATTATCTACTTAAATCCATGTTTTCTAAATTCTTTCTTAATCCTAATTTTAAACTCGGGTATATCAGATTCTTCTATATTACCTTGGGCCCACATACTTGCAGACTCATGTCCATAATTTGTCAACCAATAGAAATACTTTTCTATTTTCTCGTCTAAATTAACTTCGTTTCGTTTTGAATCTAACGATACAATTTCTGGTTTCATGCGCCACCTCCTAAGTGGTTAAGGGCTGGGGGAATCCCAGCCCTCCCATGAACGTTACAAAATTTTCAACGTTCTGCGCCTTTTGTTCTCCGGAATAATCCGGGTCAACTGAACATAAAGCATACCATCAGTCATTTTAACTTCAGAAATCTCAACATCATCTGAGAGCTGAAATTCCTTTGAAAACCTTCTCTTTGAAAGTCCTCGGTGAATATAATTCAGGGATTCATTCACTGTCTCAACAGTGTCAAGTGACTTGATACTCAAAACCCCGTTGTAATAATCACAAAGAACCTCATCCTTACTGAATCCAGCGAGTGCCATTTCAATAATGAATGTATCATTTTCCTTGTTCTCAACGATATTGTACGGTGGATATTTCACTGAGGTCAGTTGGTTAGTTGCAAGCCTTTCGAGTTGATCGAAGGCACGATCCATACCAATGGAAAATGGAACAAATGTCTGTGGTAAAAAATTGCTAGTCATAATTGACTCCTTATATTAAGCAAGTTAAAGTTAAGTAAACCCTTTCGGCATCTACTTCTCTATTTATAATAAACTACATGGCCATTATAACAGCATTTTATGGTTTTGTCAAGTCACCCTGACTTTTTATCTAATGTATTCAAAATATTTTAATGTTTCTAATAATGTATCACATTCTTTAATTTTTTTCACATAATGTGATCTATAAACTTTTTTCAATCTATACCCATAATCACTAATCCATCCAATATTTGGTCTTTCAACCGGACCTTTAATAAAAACATATTGTTCCCCTTTAAGTCCTTTGAGCTGAGATTCTAATTTCTTCTTCGTTTTTTCATCTTCCTCATCATCAATCTCTTTTTTCTTTTTCTCTATTCTTTCCATTAATTCTGGCTCATTATATTTTTTCCTCAATTTTTCATGTTCTTCATTATGAACTTCCGCAGTCCTAAAATCAGAACAGCCGCCTTCTTGCCACCACTGAGGTTGAATACAAAATAATTCACTTCTTCTAA